ACCTCCACCTCCTCCGCCGCCACCAACAACAGAATGGGTGGCAGCAGCTGTGCCATTACCTCCCGTTGTACCATTAGCCCCATTATTTGAAGTTGTATAAGTAACACACGAACCAGGAGCTGAATTTGCACCTTTAGCTCCAGCAGCTCCTCCGTTGTTTCTACCCGCTGTTCCGTCCTCTGCTTTTCTTAATCCAAATATATTATTGTTAGCCTGGTTAACAGATCCACCTTGGCCCCCGTTTCCACCACGGCCACCATTGAGAGCACCACCTACTCCATCAAGAGTACCATTAATAATTACTTCTCGAGCATATATTACTAGTCTACCATTAACTTTTACAGTTACACCTGGTTTAACTTCAAACTTACACAAATATAAGTCAGGTGTACCATATGTAGCGACAGTATATCTATCATTTGGATCATCTTTTGTTATAACAGCAGTGTTGTCTCCATCAACTTCTAGTTGATCATGAATAAAGTTTGAGTGAACAATAACTTCTCCACGACAAGACTTGCGTATATAACACAATTCATTACCAAGACTAATAGGTCTTACGAAGTTGTTATTTGGCAGTTCATACTCATATTGCCCAGCGAGATCTTCTATATTTTCAAACCCATAATGACCACTAAGTGTTATTGCTTCTGAGTTGATTACATCTAAAATTTTATCAACTTCTGTAGAACAAGGTGGGTGTGAACAAGATGAATACTCGTATATCATTAGTAAGTAAATATTGGAATTGCAATTCTCTTATCAACTAAACCATTACCTGTAATATTACGAGATAGTGTTAAGAACCCAGCTGAAGAGAGCATCATATGCTGTGAAGTTGATGTGTTAAACGCTGTTAACACTGTTCGTGTCGTCTGTGGATAACCATTACCATCAAGATTACCTACATATGCAGCACTTAGAGAGTTATTACCTCTATATACACTGAGATTATCTGAAAATGTTGTATAACCACCACTAAACGATACATTAACACTAAAGAAAGATGGATCAAATGTAATTATGTCATCTGGCAATGAGAAGCTCGTAAGTCTTAGCATCCCTGCTGATGTATCAAAATATTGAGGATCAGCGCTGAGAGTTATTTTTGTATTTGGTATGACAAGATCTTGTAATGTTAGTCGTTGTCCATTATATTCAAAGTAAAGAGGGTCTTCATTAATTTGTAAGCCTGCTGGTGAAACACATAACCCATATGTTACTGTTGATGGTGCTGCAGCAGTAAGATAAAGAGTACCGGTAGAAAGCTTACCACCTGATTGAATTATAGTATTATGATCAGCAATTGCTGCTGACATTCCTGATGATATACCATTAACCAACACGGATAGCTGATTAGATGTGTTGTATCTTATTGAGGTGTTATCAGTTTTTGGTGATATCTGCGCCCAAGACGCAGAGAGAGCAGCATTTGAAGCTGTAAGTTGGTAATAAATAGAATTTTCCAGGACGGTATCACCAATTTCAGCACCTGTAATAGATGTTTTTAATGTAGTTGGTGGAAAATTCTTATTACCCACAACAGCACCACCAAGAGTTGCTGAATCACCAACAAAAACACGTTTAGTATCAGTGGTATAAGCAAGTTCACCCTGATCAAACACTACTGTTTGTCTTTCAGTGTTCGTACCTCTTCGGATTTTGAGTTTGATTAGATCAACATTTGGCATAATTATAAAATATATTCTAAGCTTGTAACTAAATCTCTAAGTCTCGTTACTTCATCCTTAAGTGATTTGACCTCGTTAATCAATATCGGGATAAACTTTATGTAATCAACAGATAGATAACCTTTATTGTTTTCTTTAACAAGAATTGGTGCTACTTCTTGTACTTCCTGAGCTTTTACTCCATAATCCCACGTATTTGCTCGAGCATCACCAATCGCTTCGGTCCATTTAAATTTGTATGGTGTTATATCATCTATATTAATATCAACAGCACTAAAGTCTGTCTTGAGATTAACATCTGAAGAGTAATATGCAATAACATCTCCCATCGCACTTAATGTAGAGTTAATTATTACAGTGTTTACTGTGCTTCCTGCAAATGTTAAGGTTTTATTCTCAATTGCTTGTGATTCCGGCACATATGACCAAAAATTTCTATTATCTATGATGTCAAGAAGATCAGTTCCGTTAATAAAAATTGATCCACACGCTGAAAGATTACAATAAATTGCAACTCCGCTGCCTTTTCTACCAACTGCTATAGATGTTTCATTCCCTGCTCCATCATATAACATCGTAACCTCTCCATCTCCACCAGTGCCAGATAATTCAGTTCCTTGGGAGTGTATGACTCCTTGGTATGTTTCACTAATAAACTCGTCTGTAAGGGCTTTCGTCATTGCAATTAATCAATATTTAATGGTTATAACCTCATTAACAAGCTATTATTGAGAACTGTTGTAGGTATTAACTTATTTGAATCAGGTTTTGTGTAATTAAGTAATTCTTCCTGAAGTTTATAGATAATATTGAAGCATCTATTGAGAGAAAGCGGTGTAATTGGTTCATTTTCATGAATATAGACGTTATTGAAGTTAATTTCACTAAATTCTTCCTCGATATACGTATAACCTTTTATTCTTAACACACCAGCATCTTCAGTTTCAGCTAAGCTATCAACAATATCAAAGTCGTTATTGAATCTACCTCTAAGATTTTGATATAGTACGAATAGATCTCTCAACACTTTATAGATTTCTTTGTTAAGATTAGTTGCTTGTACATAGTCAAATGAGTTTAGCTCAACAGATTCTATACCATAATTGTCATAATTTTCACATAATATCACTCTATCATGTTCATTTGGTTCGAGACACCCATAAAATCTACCGCGTTTTGCAATAAAAATCATATCCCCATCTTTAACAGAAGAGTTTAACGACATACTATTGAAATCCATTTGATTTGATTCGTCACCACCATAGTTCCATGTAAAATTTGCTTGTCCAAAGCGTACCCGGCAATAATTCCACACAGGTCTCTTTATTAAGAAGAGTTTATCATAAGAGAACCTACCAATTGTCTTTGTTGGATCATTGGTTGTCTTTTTATATACGTGTTTGTTTGTAACAATATAAAAAATATTTGAGTCATTTTCAGAAAATAGCATCTTTTTGAATACTTTATCTTCTTCCCACATAATATCTAACGTAAGCTTTGACAATACTCTATGTCTATCATTACTATCCATGATATACATGTAGTATTCTTCATCTCTTGTTGTTATGCAATAGAAGTATTCATTAAAAGTATTGTATCCTATACACAATACTTGCTCCTTAAATGAATTTACTCTTCTGAATGTAGTTTTGTGATTGAAGTTTAAATCATATTGCTTGAAAAATGCATTACCTGAATCCCAAACATATATAGAGTCTGTTGTTGGGGCTAATAATTTTGGGAAATTAAAGCGTGTTTTATCACGACCGGTACCTCTTCCTCCAAGAGACTCTATCAAAATACGTTGATTGGTGTTTGATTGTGATACTAATAGTCTAGAAATATCGTACTTATGGATAAGATCATTACCACCATCACATACGTACATATATTTACCAACCCGACAAGTGTCGGTTATGTTATTATATGTGAAATCATTATTAAAATCATCAACATACACTGTATTTACTGCTAAATCGAACGATCTCTGTGTATAATTACCTGTTAATGATACAAAGTTCGTTGAAGTACACCCCACAATTGTAAATGTCTCTTCATCCGGTGATATTATACTCTCTATAGATAGAATTGTATCTAGTACACCGTATTTTTCACTAGTTTTAAATACTAGATCTACTTGTCCATCAGGTCTCTCAATTGAATATGTATCAAAATTATACGTCTCCGTAAATGTAGGAGGTATCCATGTTAGTGTTGAGCTAAGACCATTAGTGAGACCTGAATAAAATAGTACATTTTCTGGAATAAACCCTTTAGGAGCTATTAATTTTGAGTAGATATATGTTGTATTTTCATATAACTTCCGGAGACTTGAGTTAATTGCTTGAGAGGTTACATATTCATTAGGCTGTATTAAAATGCCATTAATTAAATTAGGCATTTCTTGCACATCTCTACCAGTTCTATCAAAGAATAGAGAAGAATTGATTACATCGGTTTTGAATGTAGACTTTTCAACGAGTTTATACTGCTGTGTTTCATCGGTGTAAGCAGTAAATATACCACTATTCTCAAATACTACATATTTACCCATGTAATCAACACCTGATAATGTAAAACTGTCGCCATTTGTATATCCAAATTTAATTTTAGTCATCTCTATATTGTTCAAACGTGATGTTGTTAATATTTACATTACCTGGTAGGTATTTCTTTATATCAAACAAGATTCTATCCTTAATACTTTGTTGGATAGATGTGTTTGTTATTGTGGAATTCTTAATTACAATGTCAACATCTGTTGATTTACTGTTCGGTGGTTGGAAAAAGAACATTCTGCGTATTTCTTCGATGTTATTTCTTTGACCACATGGGAGTGTCAGTGTAACATCCTGTATTCTTTGTGATTCCAATAGTAGAGAGTGAATCTCATAATCTTCCAGTGGTGTGTTATAGATTTTGAAGTTAGAAACATTACCATCATGAACAGTATAATAATTTGGCTTATATATTACGTTCATTAATGGTGTATTATTTGTGGATCCAGCTGTCCCTATAAAAATATCATCATAAAATAAGTCGTCGAGCCTATATTTTGCTGGGTTAAAGCTGATATTACCTAATTTTTGATAATTATTGAATATTGTAAAGTTTCCTTGGTTAGTATCACATCTTAATACTAATGAACCAATATTTGATAGTTTATCAATAGGTATATCAATGTATTGATTGTCTATATCTTTTCGATCATAGAGATTAACTAGAGCAATAGAGATCCTAACAGTATCATTAGATCTCTCTGTGTCGAACATGTTATAATTCGTCAAAACATACTCTCTATAGTCATTACTAGAGATATCAGCTATTTTATTTAAATTTTCATTTAGATCACCATCATATCTCGTAATAATTACAGAACCATCCACTGTGGATTTTGAGACATATACAATATTTGTAGTGTAATTACCATTCTCATCAAATTCCCTAATGGTATCTATCTTAACAGGGTTAGAAGAAAGAGATACCAGGCTCGTTGATGTGACATACTGTCTGTTTTTTGTTAATTTTGTAATTGCATTACAGTTTGCAACGTATACATATTCATCACTAACTGTACATATAATATTTGAGTTTGTTCCATATGCTCGACAAGATGCAAATGATTCTTTGGTCTTATCCTTGAAATTATAACGAATTATATCAGCTCCTCCTGATATAAATCCAAAGGTTGTATCGTATCTAACACATTCTCCACTGATACCATACACAACATCATCAAATATTGTAATAGCTCTTACTGTTTCAGATGAGTTAAATGGTGTTACAATATGTTGTGATGATTCTAACGTTTTTACATCTAGTTTAACACATGAACCATCTGGATATAAGAAGTACATATATGTATTATCTTGTGTCCAACTAATAGAACCACCAGGAATACCAGAAATTATATATTGCTTTAGTACCCCTGCTGTAGATATCTTATAGACTGAGCCTCCATCATCAATAACAATTATATCTCCAAGGTATTTTGTTGGTAATACAGCATGAACGTTAGATTTTAATACAACTTCAAACAAGAATTTAAGATCCGTGTTATATACACGAAGATTTACACCATCAATCATATAAACAAACGGTGTAATCTTGTTGTTTTTAAATATACCAAACCCAGTTTGATAGCTATTACCTAGTAATTGGTAAAAATCATTATTTTTCCAATCAATGTCATAGTCAAATTTCAATGTAAATGAGTTGTTTTCATTGATAGACATTGATGGTATGGAAGTAAACTGAGACCCATTTAAACTAAATGTTTGCTGTGGTGTATCATATTGTGTTTTGCCATTATAGGTGTATGAATATTCAAAATCTTTAATAGAAGGTAAACCAATATTGATTATATTAGTTTCAATATCTTTCACACCAACCCGGGTATATTCATACCACTCGTTTGGAACGAAAACAAGATCAGACATCTTGTCAAATACTGGATTCTTTGAGACGTTTTCTGTATAGTTAGCATTATTATATATCATTTGCTCAATACTATTTGCAAATGTAGGATTATACGCAGGTATTGATGAAAATGCTTGTTGTTTTGTTACTAAATCCGGAATGTAATATCTATCAACCCAAATACCTCGTGAGTTTATATCACCAGCTGATAACCATGTTGTGAGATATGAACCACCATTAATATTTTTTTGTGTAGTTGAACGTAATGTTATTCTGTCACTGACATCTGGTGTTAACCCTCCAAGGCTTCCATTTATAACAAACGCAGAGTCATTAATGTTTAGTTTTTCATATGGATAGAGTGATGAACCAGTCTGGAAAAGTGTTGTTGAGCCTGCTTTTACAAAAATATCTTTTGTAAACGTTTGATAATGCAATGTAATATATGGATACCCCTTTTCGTCATTATTACCAGTTGTGATTGTTGTATATTCTCTATGATTTACAGAGGGTATATCATTATCAAATGAATCAAAAATACACCCTCTATTTGATGTATTGGTATCTGTGAGTATATTTTTGAGTTTTAGGTCTCTAAATTGGATAGTTTCCGGTGATTTTGAGTATTCAAATGTTAGTAAGTGGTTATCTTTGATGTTATACAAAGATTTGTTACCATTTATTAATCCATTTTCAATACCATCAATAGAATATGAAATCCATGATGTATTAATTTTTGGGTCGACTTTTTCTATAACGTTTACCTTAACAAGATTGCTAGTACTATTAACATAACCCCCTGTTGCAACAGAAACTAATGTTAGTTTTGATGAATCTGTTGATACTCCATAAACATCAACACCTGAAATAGTTGAAACCGGTTTGTATAATGACGCAAAACCATCATCATTGTCATATAAGCAGTAGAAAGATGAATTATCTACCCCGGATGGTGCAATACAAAACGTCTGTGGTGTTTTAGTAAAGAAGAAGTCGTTATTATTAAAAACACCAGGTTGGTAGACGAGATAAAAAATAGAATCTTCAACGCAATGTCTTATTTTGCAATATAATGAATCAACAATAACAATTTCGAAGTAAGAATTATTTGGCTTTATTATGTTACCTGACAGTTGAACTGATACTGAGTTGTAGCCTGGGGTAAATACTTCGTTATATACATTTATGGGTAACTGCCCAAGAGATGACACATCATCAAAATATAATAAACCACTTGAGAACTGAATAGTGCCAACAATATTTGAAATATCTATTTGTTTTGTATTAAAATTGTATATATCAGAATCTTTTAATCTATCTGTTAGAACGAGACCAGAGTAGTTGTTAATTGTAGAATCGTTTATTGCTGATAATCCAGCAATATTATTAAGTGTAAGACCTTCACTAAATGGATATGTAGTCTGTTTGAATTGAAAAAAGTCGTCATAACTCTCTGCAACTTGTGGTTTTATATTTGAAAATGTTTTTTTCTGGAGACTCACGTGATTATTTAATGATGATAAATAATGTTAGATGATTATATACAATCACAGCACACCAGAAAAGCTTATAACAAAGTATTATTCTGTGGAACAAGTGAGAGAATATCCTGTTTGTGAGTTAGCAAAGGATATTCCTAATGATTTACTTACAACTACCGATTATACTATTGTTGAGAGAAAAGATACTATGAATCTTGATCTCAGCTTAGCAATTCTTTACAATAACATCACTGATTTACCATCTGCATTACAGTTTGCGCGTATATTAATCATTAATGGTCCAAGAATTGACACAAAAACAATAATATTCTATGTAGATAGAATTAATAACGGTCCTTTTAGTGGTCAAGTTAATGAATATATTAGAAGACACTTTGATTTTGCAAGACAAGGCCGGAAAATTAACAATGTATCACGAGACGGTGTTACAAATTCTGATATTTACACATACGATCAAAATTTTATCAATCAATTAATAGATTCCCTGAAGGATTGTCTATATGCTCCATGTAATTATTTCGGTTATAATGGTGGCATGGGTATGCTCGGTAATCCAGAACAAATTCCATCGCTTTATTCTTTACCACCGGGAGACATTTCATTAGATGTTGGTCCCCCAGGTGTATTATCCCGTGAGACATATTCAAAATTACTACCATCAATTCAAACAAATGTACTAGCATTTAACCAATCATTAATATCTCTTGGTAAAAACATCTTATCATTGTTTTACACTGATAAAGAATTAACAGATCAAGAAAAAGCATTTAAAAATGGGCAATCTGCATACACTCTTGGTCAGTCACAAGCTGTAGCAACTGGTTCAACGCGACCAGACTACACAACCTATAGTGCTTTTCAAAAAGCCAAGCTTGGGATTCAATCTACTACGACAAATGCATTGGGAGATTGTGGTAGAATAAACAATTTTTTCAGATATTACAATCCATATAACCCAGAACAGAATATAGACAATGAAAGCCTATATTATAACCCATATAAGTTAGCAATACCAGAAAGAACAAATAAATCTCTAGGAGCAGAAGAAACAAAGGTACTTAATCATAATATACCGACCGGGGAAGTACCAGTAGTTACACCTCTTGGTAATACTACTAATATCACCCATACTGAAGATGGGTTTGTTGCTCTTAATGATGTTGAAGTAAAGATAACACTTTATGGATATCTTAAAGAGTTTGGATCTTCGATTGATGATGAGTATGTTGGTTCACCAAATGGGGAAACATCGTGGGATAGAGCATATTCATCATTAGTTGATAAGTATACTTGGATGGGAGCAACTACAATGGGTGAAGATAATAGACTTATTGAGACCCCAGACAGATATAAACAAACTGTTGATGCTGGTGGTATTAAAATAGGTACTGCATCAGGAAGTGCTGAATATATGAATTTCATACGAACAGCATCTGGGCCAATTGGATTCAAAACTTCTCATTGTGCAGTTTCACCTGAATTTGCATCATTTTTGAATAGTATTGGTATCACAAAAGGTAGTTCCTTTACTGTTTTAATAGATAGTAATGGTATAAACACAACCGTTGATCTTATATGGGTTGATACAACAGCTCGTGGTTTGAGCGGCAATAGAATTGATATATTTACACCAATATACCTTCCGTTTTTAGACGGAAAGAGAGTTGTTGGTATTAAATCTGCAGGAGGTGGCTCAGTAGCAGAAGTTGTTGAGCCTATTACACCTCAAGTACCTTCTACTAATACAGGTGTACCAGGTAATACAGATTTTAATATTAATAGACCAAGTGACCCACTTAATTTACCACAACAACCAGGTGGGCTTGGTGTTAACCCTCTATTACCCCCTGTGCCAGAGCAAGCAGATTTACCTGATGGGATTCTAGATAATTAATCAACAGGTGTAACATCAATTATTTTCTCACCATCTGTGAGTGTATTTTCGATAAGTTGCTTAAGTAAGTCTTCTCTATTCATGAGAAGTTTTGTCTGATTAATATCATCAACAATTTTTTGTTTAGATTCGATATCCATCTGCTTGATCTCTTTAGCACTTCTACTTTTCTCTCGAGATGTATAAACCCTATTAAGAGCTTCTAATGCTTGTGATGTTGCCTTTACTATTTCAGCAAACCCTGTTAATTCTTTTGGATCTGACCCAGGACCAATACTGGTTCTTAGCTCCCCAACAGTCTGGACTGAATCTCTAATTAAAGTTGCAGCATTTGTTAGAAGAAATTGTTCGAGTTCTTCTGGTGTTAAATTAGTTTGTGGTTGCTGTGGTGTTCTTTGAGAATCTCTTAACTGATTTACAATATCTGTAGCTATGTCGTCGTATTCTAACATATTTTATTTTAATCTGATCTTGATTTTTATCAATTCATATTTAAAATGAATTATGGCTTTAAAGAAAAAAGTAATTAAGAAAAACCCCGTTAGAACCCCAAAAGTGCAACAAAAAAATACATCTGAAAATGTAACTGATATAGTTGCGTGTGGAGATGATCTAGTTGTGTATGGTATTTTAGAAGATAATAACCTTTCAGCAGGTAAGTTGTTTTCCAATATTGTACCATTGGATTGTGAAGTGAGCTTCATTAAAACACACCCAGATGCTAAACTACCAACAAAAGCATACGGAAGTGATAATTGCTGGGATTTCTACGCAGTAGAAGATGTAATAATTCCACCATGTATGGGTTTGTCAAAAAATGGTACTGTATCATATGTAACTATTGGGTCAGCTGTTGTTGAAGTTGGACTAAAAGTGGGTTATATAACACCCGGTTTTGGTTTTGCGTTGAAACCTCGATCAGGTCTCGGGTTTAAACATGGTATATATCCCCATGCTGGTGAATTTGATAATGAGTATAAAGGGAACTGTGCAATCAAACTATACAATTTCACCAATATCCCCTATAGTGTTAAAAAAGGCGATAGAATATGCCAATTTAAAATTGAAAAAGTATATGGGACCACCGTTCAGTTTGTTGATGAATCAACTACATCATCGAGAGGTGAAGGTGGTTTTGGATCTTCAGGAAAATAATTAAAATTATAATATGCTTAATCTTGATGGTATTCTTACAGAGAAATATAGACCGAAAACTCTAGATGATTTAATTTGTGATGACAAAACAAGAAAACTATTTCAGCAGTTTAAAAAGAAAGGAGAAATACCAAATCTTCTTCTTGCAGGACCCGCGGGTGTTGGGAAATCTTCTGCTGCTAAGGTAATAGTAAATGATATTCTTGGTTGTCAATATCTCTACATTAACGCAAGTGATGAAAACGGTATTGAAACTATTAGAAACAAGGTATGTAATTTTGCTCAGGTAAAATCGTTTGATGGTAAGGTTAAAGTTATTATTCTCGACGAAGCAGACTTTTTGAGTGCAAATGCTTTAGCTGCTTTGAGAGCTACCATGGAGCAATTTGCAGAATACACAAGATTTATTTTAACATGTAATTATAAACACAAAATAATTCAGCCGATCCAGTCAAGATGTCAATTTTTGAATCTGAAATTGGATATTCAGCATGTTATTAAAAGATGCCTGAGTATTATCAAAAGCGAAGGTATTTCTGTTCCAGAAGAACAGAAAAAGCCATTGTTGGAGCTCATAAAGCAATACTTCCCGGATGTCAGAAAGTGTATTAACGAAATACAGAGAAACACTATTGATAATGTATTGACTATTCAATCAAATCAGGTTGATCAAGAATTATTCAATAAGGTTACTGAACTACTTAAATCTCAAAAGGTTTTAGATTGTAGAAAATACCTGATTGAGAATGAACAGGCGTTTCAAGGTGATCATCAGCAGTTTCTGAAACAATATCTTAATTATTTGTATGATTGTGATGTTAATGATAAGACAAATGTATTGTATTTGACATCAGATACCAAGAAAAAGGCGATGATCGCAACCATCGCTGAATTTTTATATCGAAGTTCGTTTGTATTAGATCAAGAAATTAGTATGTTCCATTGCTTAATACAACTTGAGCAGATTTTACAGGCCTGACATATATTGGCTTGTGTAAGAAGGTGATACTTCGGGAGTAGACATTGTTGAGTTTACCTTAGCTGGTATACTTGTATTAGAATCTGGTAGGGAAGTGTCTGTTGACACTTCCCTACCAGTTCCCCTGTCTGTTTGTCTTGTTATATGGTCTTTAAAATCTTCAACGGGTTCTGGTTTGATATTAACCTTTGACTGATGTTTCCAAGAATCAGGAATTGGTGGAAGATTTGGGTAGAAATCTTGCACTTCAACAATATCAATAGGAATCGTAATAAATTCTGTATAACGACCGCCACCTGTGTCAATTGCAATATCAGCATAACCAACAGTTGGTTGTGTTGCATTTGACCCCGGAATCTTTGGCTTTGTTGATACAACACGAATGTGCTGGTCTGTCTTTAATAGTTCGTCAATTTTAGCTTGAACACCCGGGTTTAGCTTTTTATACTCCTCTGATTTCTTAAAATCAGATTTAAACTTAATAACATCCCCAATTACAACGCCAGAGTTTTGGTAGCGTTGATAAACATTCTCGTAAAGGGATAGAAATTTACTTTTGGTTTTGTCCATAATAACTATTTAGTTTCGATGAAGACCTTTCAATGATAAATATATAAAGATGGCCATACGCTTAGATTTTCTTGGTAAAGATCCAAACCAAACACAGGATGAATATCAATATAAAGATATTCAGCTTGATATTGTATCAAACTTTACGAGAAATAGTCAGATACTCAAAACAAATGAGCAAGAAGATTTAGAATCCATTTATGATATTAATGTTTTGACTAACTCTGTCAAAAACTTTCTTACTACTATACCGGGTCAAAAACTATTAAACCCATTTTTTGGTATAGATTTACGTAAATATCTGTTTGAACCTGTTAATAGCAGGATAGCTTCTGTTATATCGTACGACATAAAATCACAAATTGGGTTGTTTGAACCACGTATTACCATTAATGATATAAGTGTTGTACCAATACCTGAAGATAATTTATATGTTATTGAAATATTTTACACTCCAATACTAAAAAACAATAAAGAACCGATTAAGCTTGAAGGTGTTTTAAACAGTGATGGGTATTTCATAATAAATACAAATACTGATGTACAAACTCGTACACCTTCTTACTTATGAGCAATTTTACAGATTATAGTTTACCAAAAAATGCATATGCAACGTTCGATGCATTATCTCTAAAGCAGCTCTTTGTCGATAAACTCAAAACCTCTGGAATTTTTGGTGACCAATCTTTTGAGGGTAACAATTTTAACAGTGTCCTTGATGTTGTTGCATCAATGTATCATATTTTGCTGTTTTATCTCAACCAAACATCTTCTGAAACAATGTTTACCCAAACAACATTGTGGGAGAATATGAACAAGCTGGTATCCAGCTTGGGATATAAACCAACCGGGCGACAAACATCAGTAGTAGACTTCAAACTAACAGCTAATGCTAATATACCTACCGGTTTTTACACTATAAAGCCTTTTTCTTTTACAAATGTTGATGGTATTCAGTATACTCTTCTTGACACAATGACATTTGAAAAGACAATTGATGGAGAAGAAGAAGTATCTATATCAAAACCATTTCTTCACCAAGGTACCCTATTTGAATATCCAATATATACAGCTCTTGGCGAGGATTATGAAATAGTTTTCATTGCTTATGATAATTTCGTCGATCAACCAACGGATAAATTCATTTCTGATAACACTATTAGAGTTTTTGTAAAAGACAAAGAGTCGGGTGTGTGGTCTAAGTGGGAAGAAACAAGATCATTGTTCTTTCATTCATCAAAAGATAAGGTATATGAAAAGAGACTAAATGAGAATGGCAGATTTGAATTAAAATTTGGTAATAATATTAATGGTAAAAAATTAAATGCAGAAGATGAGGTATCAATTTATTTCCTTGTAAGTATTGGTAGTAAAGGTGAGATTGGTGCTAATAAACTACCAATCGGTAAATTCTATCCATTTAACTCTTCTAGAATACAACAAATTATAAGTGATACGTTAATTGATACAAACTTATTATCAAATTCACAATATACAAATTTAACACTTGATAATGAAAATCAATCAACCCCTGTGACTCAAGAAGAGTCCGTACAAGAGATGAGACAAAACGTCCCATTATTATTCTCTCAACAAAACAGATTAGTAACAACTGGTGATTATGAAGCTTTCATATCAAAAAATTACAACAACATAATAGCATCTGTTAGTGTAGCTAACAATGATAAGTTTATCCATGATTACATCTCATATTTCTATGATCTTGGACTAGCAAAACCTAATGATGATTGCCGTGTCTTAATAAACCAATTAAATTTTCAGACAACTACTAACTTTAACAATGTATATGGGGTAATGGTGCCTAGTATTGGCGCTGTTAGATCAGATAATTACCAACTTTTTGTATCTCTACCGCAAAAGCAGTTGATAATTGATGAGGTTGAAAAACTTAAAGTATGTACACAAAATTTTGTACCTTTAGATCCTGTATATTATGCATTTTCTCCGGGTCTTGCTTTTAATGGTGAAGATTTATTACCAGAAATTTGTACTGAGACATTTATTGTTGTAAAGCAAAACAGAGATGTTCAACAGTCTAAAGAAAAAATAAAAGCTGATTGTTTTCAAATAATTCAAGATTATTTCAGTGTTAATACATGTAGTCTCGGGCAAGTAGTAAACTTACAACAGATATCTGATAGTATATTAGCAATACCTGGTGTATCTGGTCTTGAAACTCGTAGAGTATCAGAAAATAATACAAGAACCATTCAAGGTATTAATATGCTATATTGGAATCCAATATATCCTGCAGATGATATTAACTCAACTCAGCAGAATGTTAAACTAAAGTTCTTTCAATATCCATTTCTATTTAACAACGAGCTGGTAAATAGAATAATCATAGAGGATGAATAATATTAATACAGAATATGTATACTTTAATGTATATAACTACACTGGCCAGCAAAGCTTTGAGAGTTATACGTTAGAAAACACCCCTCTAACATTTGTACCCAACTTAACTTCACTATCATCACAATATTCTAATGACCAGGTGTTGTGGTCTTATGGTGATAATACATTTGAAAAGGCATTAACTGGTCAGCATGTATATACTGAACCGGGTATTTACACAGTAAATTGTTGGGTATTTGACTTATCTGGAAACAGCTATATGTCAACATATTCAACAGATGTTACAATAACTGATTACATATCAGATAGAGTATATTTTGATATCGATGCAGATATTACATTAGTAAGTGGCGTTTTAAATCAGTCTATACCTATAGTACGTACAAATTCAATTAGATATCCAGGTGATATTACTATCAATGTTGGTTCATCTGGTGGATCACTGTCGTTCTTTGAACAGTCTCTTGATACTAATAAGTATGGTCATCTTTTACCCTACTCATCGTTTTATTCATATGTATCTACTAATGGGACAGAAGAGTTTGTAGAGGTTGAATCAATTAAAACAAGAAACAACACGACATTATATTGCATTGTTTCAAATAACACAATATATACATGCCCATCATCAATTATAGGTTCAATAGTTTGTGGTACATCTGGGTTTGACTATGTATATTTTAAAGACGATATACCAAACTCACCAATCAACCTATATTGCCATTTTGGTATAGATAAAATAAACACAAGCACATGTATAATTTCCGTAGCAAATGTTGAGAACAGTGATTTAACACAATTCTCAGTAACATCAACAGGTATTGATGGTGAGGGCTCAGTATCAACTACTTATGATATAGATACAACAACGTTTGTAAATGAGAAGATTTACTTTGTTGTTAAGATTAAAGATAGTTCTTGGTATTCAATAAAGTACCCACAGATATATACCCTATCATCAACATTTTCTTGTATTATAGTAGATAGTAATGGTAATCAAATACCCTCAATTATTGACAATAACTTTACCATATTAAATTCCCTATCAACAGGTGGATACTTTAAGGGGTCTATTATACCTCTTCGGGAAACACAAAGCGCACGTATATCTGCCTTTGGTACAGTTAATAGTATATTGATGTCTGGTGTGTCAAATACATTTACAATACACCCATCAACGGGTACTTACTCTATAAGTAAGAAAAATGAAGATTTTGATTGGACACAAACAATGAAAGATTTGTGTTTCCAAGAAGTTTTGATAGATTCAAATGTTTTATTTGATGATTTTATTGGATCAATTTTTGGTGGTGTGTCGAGTAACCCTGCAGATGTTGGAAAAGTACCATATGAAAGAATTGCTAATTATGTAGATAATAATCATGCTATAGACTTATGCAATATAGATAAGTTCTATTCTATTTGCAATGCAATGGGGTATGACATACAAGACACTAGAGCTAACATTAACTACCCAGCAGCTATTAAAAGACTCGTTGACATATTTTCTATAAAATATGAGAGACTAGTTGGATCAACAAATAAATTCAATGAAAACTTTGATAAGCGAGGAAATTACGATATTGAAGTATATGGAAACAATTTGGGTACTGAATTAGATATAACTACAGCTGTTCTTACCGGTGGAGATAACTTTATTGTTGCACAAGAAAGATTCTCTGGAGATCTAATATTATGCAATACATTTTTACTATCTGCAAATATAGAATACCCACTTTCATCTTATTCACCTGATTGGGGTTGGAATCTTGTTCTTGGTACTCAAGTATCAGGGATAGATATTGGTAAATACTACACATTTTATACTTATGTATCAACACAACCTGCTGATTACATTGATAGTATATTTGATTATGAGAATTTCCTTCAGAGTGATAGTATAACACATAATAATTGGTCAATTAATGGGGGTGTTATTGATAATATGCTCATTTATCAGTTCTTAACAAATACTAACATAATTTCTGCTTATTAAATAGAGATTGATGTATAATGTTGTGTCATTTGGTTCCGGAAGTGTAGAGAATTCTATTACAAATTCTCGAGTCCCAGATGAACTGCAATTAGATAAGTCACAGCCCTTTACATACTATGACTTCCTTAAAAATGTCAGGGGTGTTAATACTGCTATAGATTATAATGATGGTTACCTATCATACCTTCAAGAATGGTATGTAATTAAAGGTGAGACACCAGAAGCTACACGACAATTAATATCAAATCAATATGTAAATCTTCTTAGAGATATTAGTCTTAACTATACCACTAATGAAGAAAAGAGATTCCTTAGTAATATTGATTTCTCTTCAAAAGAAGATTTACAAATTGTTATACCTTTTTATTCTCGTAAGTTAAAAGAGATAATTTTACACATAAAGGACCACAGAGAAGAGGTTAAGTTTACTATTGATAGCAATTCAATTAAAGGTACGAACAGTTCTTTAGAGAAAGCAGTATTTGAAACATTATCACAAACAATTCTAAATGATACAACATATAATCTAACATTATCTTCTATTACAGAAAATCTTGGTATAGAGATCGTTGAGTTTATTGATACATATTCAAAATACTTCAATATTTTACCAGAACCAGATAATGAGCCACCTTCAAGAGAATTATTTTATTCTTCAAACTCAAATGTAATTGATGGAGATCTTTTCATTAATTTTGATGAGAAGTTAAGGGAAAATATTTTTAGAAATGTATTCTTAACAGAGCTCGGCACTAACTTTACAGTAAATGTTGATGTAACGTCATTAATATCTTGCAATCCAAATGATGAATTTACACAACAACTTAATAAGCAATGTGCTGGTGGTATAACACTTGAAGATAAATTAAATCTCCAAAAGTTATTAATACAGAAATACATTGGTGTTGACTATTACTACCTCTCCTCTAACAGTATTGGTGAGACACTTTCTGGTGTATTATTTAAAGCAGATTACCCATCAGGGAATCTGCTTAACATTCGCAATGCATCAACACAAACTATACCATCAGATCAGCTAACGTCTCTTAGAGAGTTTGGTTTATACTTTTTACCTGATAAAACAGGGTTATTAAGATTTAATACAAAGTCAAAACAGGTAGATATTGATTTCAATAGTATAGAACCTAGTACAACATACATTTTTCCAGATCCAGATAAGTATGGCAATGTTTATTATAGTGGTGAAACACCTATAGTTTATAAAATTACCTATAACAATGAAGTAGATAATATTTCAAAGACATATATGGTTGGTGATTCTAATATAGAAACACAGGACCAACCATATTTTGGATACTATTCAAGACAGCAAGATGTATTAACACCGCCAAAAGATAGATTTTCTATTGATCTCGTTGAATTATACAATGAAGGTTATGTGAGAGAATGGAGACAAGACATATATGGAAACCAATATGGATTGTTTAAATCAAAATTAGAAGATTATTTTAGAACATTTGATGTAAATGACAGTGGATATGTTAAAGAGTTATTACTTAATGGAGGGGGTTTCTTTGATCAGTTCAGCGGGTATGATATACCAACTGAATATACTACATTTACAGGCTATTTCTCAAGTTATGCTTTTGATTACTATCTAACTTTACGTCAATTTACACCATATCAAGAATTTACATCAGCAGGATCGGTAGTTTCTTATACTTTCTATGAAAAAGATGGGGGTATATTTACATTCAGTGATGGTTCTGCTATTCCTGATGATATATCATCAGATTCTATACTACTACCAATTGCTCAAACACCAGGTTACTACTATAAAACTTTAGCTGAAGGCGGTTTAGACTCTTCATACACCAGGGCACTAACTGGTACAGCTGGAAGACAAGCAACATTCTTATCATCCCCTAATTACATACTCTCAGGTGGTGTGTATTATGATGGTGGTTCATTTACACAAGACAATACATTACGAGGTGGTTATGATTATAGTGATAATACATATTTTATTAGTGATATTAATGAAAACTCTGTAACCACATTATCTCCTTTAGGTTCTTCATATGGAAACAGCCAACATTCTTTACAATCAATAAAGGATCAACTAGCTGGCAAGTTATTTGTTGGTGATTACATAACAGGTTATGTATATCCATTGTCTTCAGAGCGAGGATTATACAACACATTTAGAAAATATAGTCAAACCATACAAGATGATGTTTTTGGTGGTAATATCTTAGATTTTAATATATTTGGGGATTGTATTCAAATTAAGACAAATAACTACTTCATAATCGATAAGATCGTGTATGATTCAACAGGTTTCACACGACCAACTACATCAAATACATATCATACTATTTCAGGAGCAGATACAACAATTACTAATCCATTCTACATTGATGGGAAAATATATTATTGCTTACTAGAGCTTCAAAATACCGGAGATTTACAGTATGTTGTTCCTTCTCTTTATAGTTATAACATTACTACAAATGTGGAAACATTAGAATTTCCTAATAACACAACAACTTTTAATGACATTAGTGCAAATTTTACTCTCACACAAACACAATCATCAGATCAGTTTGTTAAGGTAATTACACCACGATTAACATATAATTCACGTAATATGGTGTTTGGTTTAGTATTCTTGTCTTATAATCAAAATAATATTCCATATGTATTTGATTATAAGATTGAGGGGATTAATAAACCATTTAAAATGGTGTCTCAATATGTATATCAACCTGTCGATTCAACCATAATACAGACAAATACAACTACTTTAACAAGTGTACCTTCAGATATACTTGGTCCTGGTATTACAATTACAGGAGGAGCGTTTAAATTATAATGAATACAACGGTAATATATCTTTCTACTGCATCTCCAGGTGGTCAGCAATCTCAAACTATTAATAGTAGTGAAACTACACTTAAAGGTAATACAGACGTGGTTTTTGACCTTACAGGTGTAGATGAATCTATATACCGTGTTAATATTATAAAGTTTTCCTTTGGAGATGGAAGTGAAATAGAGACCTTTACGAGACCTGTTGTATATAACTATAAAACACAGTCAATCATAACAGAATTACTGTATAACAAGGTTGGGTCTATTTGTATTCCTTATACACACCATTTTACACCATCACAATCTACATATTACACACGATTAACATGTCAGTGTGTATGTTACTATAATAACATGAAATATGTGGTGTTTAATGTTCCTTTACGAATAGCTCAAAACTCATTTTATGATGAAATTGATGAGTTACGTATTGTTGAATCTCAGTTAATTCCAGATAATACGTCTTCAACTATACTTATTGTAGATCAAATGAAATCTCGATTTACAAATACTATGGTGTTATCTAGTTAATAGATCCTCTAAATGGTTTGACGCATTTTATGACGTTAATGTATTTATCTTCAATAAATTTGTGTACTACCTCCACAACCAACCATTGACCTAGTACCTTACTATCAATATTCTTATATTGTTGTGATACATCAGAATCCCTGAGTTGGTCTCTTTCAATGTTTATAAACACACCGGATCTTCTATAAGGAGCCCCATTGGTGGTAAACATAAGTTCCATGTTATTGAATATTATATCACCAACTAAAATGGCTTCAGCTGTTGCTGTGTGGTTTATGTTTTGATAAGGAAATGACACTACTTTAAAGTTCTTTGCTTCTGTTCCAGATTTTGTATCATCAAGGTCGATATTAATTGAGGGATTTGAATATCCTTTCTCTGTTAGAGAACCTATGATATTTTGATTTATCTTTGATATCACGTCTTTGATCTTCAGATATACAATGGAATTAACATTTGAAGTCAACTCATCAGAGACAATGCAAATATCAGTAAAATGAGAATTTGAAACATTGAAAACCACATCAGAAAAAGAGTAGCCACTAATAACATTTTGTTGGTTTCTTTTTGCTGCTACAACCGTGGGGCTTGATGATGGTTGATCATTTCCTTGTGACCCAATAATAAACGTCTCGTTGTTCTCTCGAGGTGGTATATTCTCCAGCATTGCTGTAAAAGGAACTAAGATGTATGTATCAGACTTCTGATCATGAAGTAATACACATTGTGTATATATTCCATTATACTGAACAATATAAAGCTTCAGTAGTAATGTAAGTAAGTCGTTTAGATTATAGTGGAGAGGAACTTGATATACAAGTGTTTGGTCTCCATTGATATCATCAGTTAGTTCCCCGTCTTTGTATAGCTTTAAGTTAGCAGGTTTACCACTTATGATGGTTAATATTTCTTTTATATATTCACCAAGATTTATATCTCCTTTAATTTGAAAAGGAGAAGGTATATCACCATTATTAAGTGCTGATGCTTTTGTTTCTCTCAAACTAGCATCTGTCGGAGATATGAAATCAATAAGATTAACTGTACTATTAGATTTCTCTGAATTAATTGAAGTGGTGTTATTGAATATGCTCCAAAAAGAGATATCTAATGCTTTTATGCCAGTTGGTGTTTGTGTTGATATTGATGATACCTCACTTGGAGATAATCTAATAAACATCCCAGCTCTGTTATTTGCTTTAAAGTTTACTAAGTTCTCTAATATGTTGTACTGGTTTTTGAATATGATGTTCCCACTATAGTCAAAGTTAAAAAGTGTATCGTTAATTTCAATACTTCCTATATTTTGATACGAAAGCGGTGTTATCTCCTTCTGAAATTCACCGGTATTCTGATCACCGGTGAACACAAAGCCTTCAAAGATATAATCTTGGTTGTTTAATTTGATTACTTCAGCCATCTCTTGTAATAGTGTTTATTACTTCATCAACATATTCTGGTTTTAGTACAATATATGTGTCATTAGGATCAACAAAGAATCTGTTAGCTTTATCTGGGTTGAATAGTTTTATTAACCACCATAAAATGAACTTATTATTTACACTCCTATCAGTATTATATATTAGATTTGCAAATGATGTAAACGGCATTTTACCACTTGGTGTATATTCTGTAAAGAAGTCTGGGTCTAATTCTGGCAGTTGTATTTTATTTGTTATGTTGTAGAAATAAAACTGTTTATCTCCATTTTGAGTGGTATAGACTTTAAAGATATGTTCATAAAACCCCGGCGCAACAGGTGTTGTTGAAGAGTTTACTAGTTCTGGAATTTCAAGACACGTTTTTTGTATCATATTCTACCTCGCAATCTATTGAGATTTTGTAATCCATTTGTTGATATTGTTGGGTTAACAAGTAGTTGTTCAGTAAATGCAATTGGTGTCCTTACAATTGGTGGTAATATTGGTTGTAAGAACTGAGTAATTGTTGAGCTTTCTATACCTACACTATTTCTAATACTTTGTAATATTTGTTTTGGATCTGCTCTAAAATTAGCTGATTGAAGCTCATTTGATAGCATCATATTAGCTGTTGGTTCTAATAAGGATTTGATAGTTATACCAACTTCATAAGCATCTGGGATTATGCAGTTAAATGTACCACCTTCGGGACCAGGATTTTCAAGAGTAACGTTTCTTCTATTACCAAGAAATTCAACAGTAATATCAGCCATGTAGCAAAATGGTAATTCTGTTATACCTGGAATTCTTGCACTATAGATCTTTGGGGGCACAACACGTGAGACGGATCTTCTAAACGCCCGGTTCTGATAAAAAAGTAGATATATCAGTTCAAAATTTCTCTGATAGGTAAATTGATCTCTTGTATTGATCAGAGGAAATTTAATCTGATACATTTCTGTATCATTACCAAAATTATAATACTTTGGTTGTTCAATAAATGCCCCTGGAGACGTCATTGTAAAGAGTGACGCAAATTGCTCAATACTTGATTTTGCTGTTTCTAGTACAGCACTTATTGGGCTTTTTTCAAGTAATCCTGATGGGGCTGTACTAAAATCTGTTGATACAGAGCGCCGCGGTGAAGTATAAGGAAACACATATCTAAACCCAGTTCGAGATCTTTGATATAGTAGATTATACGGTTGTAGATATTTGTCTGTGAGATTAACATTAGTAAAATCCCCATTAATATTTCTAAGAGAAGCTGTAACAAAGTTACTAATTGTATTGGAAATATTGTTAAATGATTCTGTACCACTATCAACAATGCTTTTTACTGACTGAGCAAATGCATTTTCACTAGATATCTGCACTAATTCCGATAAAGAGTTTCTAGCTACTGATAGGCCCTGGCTTGTAAAATTCTTGTAATACAAGAATGTTGCAACAGCAGCATTCGTAGTCATATCAAATTCATGAAGTAAAATATATGGGGTCTTCTCTATTTGATATCTTGTAAGTGGTGTTCCAGACCAGGTAAAATCTTGTATGACGTCAATAATACCCGTTGAGTTTACGGGTCTTGCAATGACAGGCTGAACATCATCAAAACGGTTCACACCGTCATTACCACTACGTGACTGTAATTGAAATATTTGACCCATCTAATTATTTAATACCAAAGGAGTACGCTGAGTTATTAAATAATTGCCTTGGTGTCTGTGAGGTTGTTGTTGGTATAGATTCGGAACCACCCGGTTGTAAAAGAGTGGTATTTTTACTGCTATTTGTATTAATATTACCTATAGCTTTCCCATTGTTTATTATCTCTTGTAGTATTTTTTTCTGTATAACAAGTTGTGATGATAATATTTCATTCGTCTTATTAATTTGTACTATATCAGCTTTTATTGTTATACTACTTAGTTTTGATGTATCTAGTTTTGAGATATTTTGAAATAATCTACCAATTGTATCATCAATTATAAGTAAACCATCAGCACTCTTAACAATATCCTTAATACTTGTTGCAGCAATTTCTAAATCAGTTGAATAGCTAGCAAGATATCCAAGTTTTTGTTGAAATACACCGAAAGCATTACCAACATCAACAAGATGTGTTGGATTCATATTATCGATGTTTGTTAAGAAACTAGTTAATTGATTTGCATTTGATAAGTTAATAGACAACAATACTGTTAGACTGGTTACTAGTGATTTTATACCAATACCAGCGCTGTGTATATTTTCTGACCTATCAGAAATTCTAATCAACTGTTCAATAACACCACCACCTCCAATAAATTCCATTATTCTATTACCAACACCCGCAGCTGTAGCACCTAATGAAACACTCGCTATTGCAGCTAAACCTTTTGACAAATCCCAAAGACTATTTCCAATATTTTTAAGTGTATCTGCTGGTGTATTTATAAGTGTTTTGATAAAATCAGCAACATTACTAAATCCATCCTTAATTTCTGATAGTATGTTTTTAATACCAATTAAAGATCCCAAGATTGTGTTTTGAAATTTATCTGCAATTGCAACAATACTACCCCATACATTGGTAAGAATAGAATTAAGGGTATTCAAAGCTGGTTGTAAATTTTTATCAATAAATTCAATAACCCTATTAAACGACGCGGCGGATCTTTCAATTACATTATCAAGAATACCACCAACAACAGTAATAACCTGGCCGGCTATACTTCCAATTGTGTTTGTTATATTGGTAACAAGTTTTGATAGTTGTGGTATTATTGTATCTATAGCACCACCGGCCATCTCAACAACCTTGCCGAAAACATTGGTTATATTTGTATATATTGTCTCAAATACTCGGGTAAGATGTGGAAGTAATTCTGACAATATCAATTTAACACTTGGTGTTATTGCAATTAGAAATTCTTGAAACTTTGGAAGCACCTCTTTAATTAAAGGCCATGTTGAGAGTAAGAATTGTGAAAAATATGGAAGAAAACTTTCCAGTGATTTTATAATATCTGGAAGCTTATAAATTAAAGCAGTTAATATAACAGATCCACCGATAATAGAAATAGCTCCAATTATTGTTGGAAGAACACCACCAATAAGACCACTGAAATTGTCCATTATACCAACAACGGAAGATAATATTCCTGACTTTTTTGGATCTTGGAGGGTTTGGTTATTTTGGTCTGTAGTTTTTGTTAGTTCAGGAGAAGCAGATACGCTTGGTGTGCTCAATACATCCATTTGGTATGGCTTGTATTTACCAGCCTGAAATGCTTGAGCTATTTCATCTGCAAATATTTTTGCAATGCTTCTGTGTTTGGAGTCCGGTACAAATTTTCCTATTTGTACGGTATTTCCTAATATTGTTGTTATTTCAACCCACTTACTACGTTCATCACTTGTTAGGATCGAAGAAACTACATTTTTTTCCTTTGTTTCTTCAGATGTTTCAGTTTGAGAAGGTACACCTTTTTGTGTTTCCTTTCCACTAAGCAGCTCAAGTAATTTAGACAGTTGATCCATCCATAATATTTAAGATGGATTACACATTAACAAGTAATTGCTCAATAGTTAATTGAGTGTCACCAAGCACTAAGCAAGCTGTTTCAGCTTCACGAACTGACTGTATATATTCAATGATCTTAGCATTTATCTTAACAGGAAGAGTATTAACAACTTCTTTCTTTTGTTCATATTGAATGTCACTAAATTCTATAACAATATCATCGATAGAAACACTATTAATAAACTTAATAATCTCCCCGACATATAACATTGAAACAAGAGCAGAACGATCTGTAATATTTTTGTTTTTAATTTCAGTAATAAGCTTTGTAACTAGTTTGTTTTCCTCATCAATCGATGGTATTCTACATTCAATTGTAATGTCATCACTTGTTATCACCGCAGTTTCCTTTAGCTTCGCCGTCTTTGGTACTGTTAGGGTCTGGTTAAAGCCTTTTACTTTTGACCCAATTGAATCAATTCGGAGTCCAACAATAACATGGTATTTATCATATACACTAAACTCCGTTTTCTCAATGCAGTTGTCTTGCACGATATTATTAAGTAATCTTGTTACAGTTAGAGGTGCAGTAACACCATCAAACCCAACAGACATAATATCCTTTTGTTGCCCAACAGTAAGCGGTTTAAATTCTAATTCTTTTTGCTTTGATGGTACCCAGACTTTAACGGTTTTATTGTTAATTGCTGCTTTAAGTGTGTCAATAGGATTCATTATATATGTTTAATCAAATTGTTGTTTTATTCAACTCTTTATTTTGTCTCTCTATCTCTTCTTGATATATTTTAATTAACAGATTCGTTTCTCCAGGTGTGAGGGAAAGATAGTGATCATATGAATTTGAGACTTTATTTAGAAAATGGTATTGTGTTTGGTAAAATTGATCTAGAGGTGTCTTATATATCTCCATAAGTAACACTGCAAGAATACCAGTTTGAATAGATAATTGAATAGGTTCTTTAATAAAATCTTCATAACCTGCCAGAAACAGCACGGATTTATATTTTCCATCTACCCTATCAAGATAAGATTGTATTGATTGGACGGGTATATAACCTAATGTATTAGATCTAACACACGATGATATAATATCTGGGGGATTTAGAGAAAGAGGTAAATCCAACTCAACGGAATCACCACTATCATAAAATAGTCTATCCGGATATGTATTATCAACGTTATCAAGAGTGAGAAGAATGTTATTCAAATCGTATTGCAATACTTGGTCCAAACCGTTTACACATTGAATTGATTGGTCAATGAAAATAATTCGCATTGCAATTAAAACATAGAATTTCTCTATACAATTTAAATTGCTAATGTCAAGCCAATCATCAAAGTAACTACAAAATCCTTCAACATCCTTATTTTCACAAAACTTGACAATATCTATGTATTGTTTGTTTGTAAGCTGAGGAAGCCGTATAGATTTATCAAATGCGTCTACTTTGACAGAGAACTTCATTACACTAATACTACATTACTTGTACTTCCAGAATACTCTGGAGATGAAATAAAATAATCTCTAAAATACCAGGTGGTACTCTTTGAAACACTTGATATATCAGACATTCCATCGTAACTTAATTTATCTGGTTCAATATTAGTTGGATAGCAATCAAAGAATGTGAATATTTTTCTTAATTGCCATTGTGTACCAAATTCATCTGGAAGAAGATTATCTTTCAATCTATCAATTCTTGTGTATAATTGAACTTCGAGATCACAGCAGAGATCAAATTCATCTTTAATGAGACCATAATGTGACATTGCTATTACCCACGGTCTAAGAAGAAAGTCAATAATATCTAAGTTAGTCTCAATGAGATCAAGGGTAAATCCATTATATGCAACTCTACTACCATTAACAAAACCAGGGCGTATACCCCCTCTGTTATCCACTTCAACTGCTGATACTTCAACACCATCACTGATTAGGTTTAACCCACGACAAAACATATAACCAAGATCAGGTCTTATTTCACTTGTAAAGTCTATAATAGGCCATGCATCTCCACTGAGTTGATTTTCACAAGCTATCATAATAGCTTTTACATTAGCCTGGACTTGCTGTAATCTCGGTACATTAAGATTAACAACCCATAGATTTTTAAGAGGGATATCATTTCTCCAACGAGAAATTGCATCAAGAAAAGCGTAATTAGGAAGTGGCATTCCTAACTATTTATGTCTACTTTATTCTATTGAATCTTATCGAAGCAATGAATAAGCTCTAGCTTTGATGTCTTCTGGAAATGCATCAAATTCTGGTGATTGGGTAATAGCAATTAATAGATCTTCTGCTGTATCATCTGCTTGTTCTTCATCATCAAATGATTGATCGAAGTCTTCTCCAGATATATCAGGACCTGGACCACCATGTTGGCCTTCTTGTGGGGCTTGTCTAGTTTCGAAAGCTTCCCAGATTAATTGTTGGTCTTTTTTGGTCATAATTTTTCAGATAATGTTCTACCTATTTCAAACCCAGCTTTAAACCCCCGCTGCATAGATTGTTTTGAAGCTGGGTTTTGCAATCCTGGTGGTAATTTCTCCCAGAATTTTTCAAAAAACTTATCAATAGTTTGGTCGAATGAAGCTTCAAAACTATCTGCTTGAGGTAGTTGTACACCGCCAAAGGCTTCCCAGATTAATTGTTGGTCTTTTTTGGTCATTTATATATTAAGGGTTAAGAGTTGGTGTAAGATCAATACCAGGAACTGAGAATGATTCAACATCATAGAAGTGGTAAGAAATAGTACATGTAATTTTCACTACATCACCACGGCCTTCTGCAATTGTATATTGAATTGGATTAATATTACGAATTGATGCTCCATATAAGGTATATATACCATTTGGAATTGGTTCGAGATTCTTGTCAAGTTGCGCTAACTGAATAAGGTAATTATTGTTTGGTGTTCCATAGTTACCAGATGAAGTAACATCATCAAATAAGAATCTTGATGCTACTTCAAATTTAGTACGAAGTCGCCCATTCTTTGGTAGATAAAATTCAAGCGTATATGCATCCGATCCTGGATATTTAGCTGATCCAGGAACGTTAAATGGTAACCCCATATAAGGAGCTTGAACGTTTTCTATATTTCTACCTGGTAATTCAGCAGCTCTGACATATACAAGCTCTTCATCTGTAAAAGAATCAATACCTGCTAAGTTAAGTTGAATAACCCTGAAAAGGAAATCTCTAGAGAAGTCCTGCCCTTGGGCAACTTGGTAGAATTTTTGAATATTTTGATTAATTGCCATATATGTAATATTTAATGCTCTTACACTTGTTATTTATATTTAGGCACAATTGTTTAATCTAATTATGATACTCAAACACATAATTACCACAATCATATATCTTTCTATAACCTTCTTCATACATTATTTGTGTTTCTGTTTTATTATCATCATATGAATCAAAATTTTTGAGCTTTTTCTTTTGATATTTCATTCTATTTTCCAAAGTTATACAATTTTTTGTATAAAAATAATTTGGTAGTGATTCTCTTATTAACTTAAACCCAAGCTGTTCATAAAATGTTTTAGATCCATATCTTTTGTCAGAGTATGTCGTAATGATACAATTTGGTATATAAGTTAAGGCATTTTTGAACAACTTCGAAGCACCGCCATGTATTTTAGTATTAAGTTTTGTGGAAAATCTTAATAATTCAAATTTTGGAGAACCCCTTGTTATTTTTCTGCTACCAAACGTCATACAAGCTACTAACTCATCATTAAAAAAAAGCCCACAATGTAGTGATGAAGTACATGAACCCTGAAGGTGTGTATCATTTAAGAATCTATCAGCTTCCTGTTTTGTTATAATCCTAAACATACACTCTCTACCATTAATTTTTCTTTCAAACTTATTAAACTTTGATAATATAATAGATTTCACTATATCTTTTTTAAGTATCCATTCATTTTCGAAAATTGTCAATAGTTTTATATTTTTACTATTACATATCGAGTGCTTAAGGTGATGATTATACTTTTTCTCTTTTTCTCTATAATCATTTCTAGGGTATTTTGTTCCAAAAGAATGCCATAATATACCGCAATATTCAATTCCTATCTTATGTTGTTCACTATATATGTCAAGTTCTTTTAAATTTAAAAACCCCACGTGGTTCCTGGTGATTTGTATATCATTACTTTCAAGAAAATTACATATTTCTTCTTCTGCTTTTGATCGACCAATAATTCCATTACATTGTTGACAATAGACACTCTTCCAATGACCGCATATAGTTAATGTCTTTTTGATAGTATTACATGTATTACATTGTATATTTGCTTTATAAATCTGGTTTCCTCTATAATCAAAACTTAAAAATCTAAAGCCGCAGTTCTCAATATATTCTATGATGTTATTTCTAATTTTATCATCAGCAGATTGCCTATTGCTGTGTTTTGAATACCCAATGTTCCTATTTACAAAACGCACAGGTTGTCCGTTAGTATTGTCAATTTGAATATCTTTAATGTTATTTTTAATACAATATATCCTCTCTGACCAATTGGTCAGATTATATGGTAGAAATTCTGTATGTTTTAAAATACTACAAAAGAGATCATAGTTGTGTTTAATTTCATTAGGTGTTATGTTTGTTCTACCAATCTTATCAAAACAGTTTATCACAACTTCTTTAGGTAAAAAGTGATATTCACCACTACTGAATTTTTTATCTAGTTCATCTTTAATACCACTATATACTTCCTTATACCTGTAGGTTGATGGCTTTTTTCTGAGCTTACCAATACATTCCATTTTCATAGAATATTTTCTAGTAGCTTTATTAAACTTAAGAGGTGTTCCTTGAATTGGACATAATTGTATTTCCGTAATATTATTTGAAATACAATATACCCTTTCTATCAGGGAAGCAGTTTGTGGTAAAAAAGAAGTTAGATCATTGATTCTTGAGATAATATCGGTATCTAATACCATTTTTTTATAATTAATACCAGAACCAACTTTAATACCACTTCTTGGGTATCTTCTGTAAATTTCTTCTATTATAGCTTGATAAGACGATTTCATAGTGATGTGTTATTTATTATATTTACATATTAACAAAAATAAAGGGGTAGATATATCTACCCCTTTATAATTAACCAATCAATTCTTCAAAATTGGTGTCTGTTCTTGTAGCAACAAAGTTAACAAGTATATATTCACCAGTACGCACAGCTTTCAACAATATGGTAACCACAAGTTCGTTATTGTCAATAACCTCAGCTGTATTATTATCACTATTACAGATTACTTTATAATCATACACCCCTTCAGCTGCTTTAATTCTCTCAAAGAAAGGATTGAGAGTGTTAACAACACGTCGTCTTGTAAAGTCTGTGTTGTTTTCAAAGACAAAGTATTGCATTGTCTTGTATACTGCTTTTTCAGCGTATAAGAACAATCTACGAACATTGACCCTGTCAAATGCACTTGGTTTCTTTTGAAGTGTCTTCTGACCAAAGATTGCAATACCCTGACCTGGGAATTGTACAATTGGGTTAAATGAAGCCTTATAGAGGTCATCACGTTGTTTCTGATTTGGTGAGAAAGCAATGTCGGTGACATTGTTAAGAATACCACGATTAAATCCAGCAGGTGCTCCCCATGGTCCAACGATTGCATCTGTTACTGCGTACTTACCAGCAACAAAACCAGAAGCTGGAACCCACACATCTTCATTAATAACCCCATCACGTACCTTTACCCAGTTAGCATACACTGCACCATAGTTGGTGTTGTATTGCTCATAGAGGTGTCTCATTGGGTAATAGATTGAAGTAGAGAATGCTGCTCCAGATTTTTGCATTGTCTTGAGGTTCTTACCCTCAACAAAAATCCAACGAAGTGGGTCAGCAACAAAGAAGCAGTCACCGCGACCACCTTCTTGTGTTGAGTTACAGAATGACGCATATTTTGTCAACACACTGTCATATGCTGTAACAATATCCGTATCAGATGGTGTTGATGTTTTAATTGCTTCAACTTTAGTTTGAAGACCTGTTGGGTAGTTTGTATCAACAAACATTCCTGAACCAACAATCTCGGTATATGCATGAATTGTGCCAAGACCGCCTTCAACAAACACATCGAGGTCGAAAATATCGCGGTTACGAACTTTTTCAAGACCTTTATCGACTTTTGTTGCTACATCACCAACAACTTTTGCTGTGAGCTTTTGGTCAGAATAAACACCAAGTGGGAATAAACCATCGCAATATCCAAGAGCGGCACGAGCTGCGTTTACAATACCTGCTGCTGTTGAAAGTGTACCACTTCCAAGTGTTGTTAAACCAATATCAGATGAAAGCTTTGTTGAAAGAGTTTGTGTTATAACACGAACCTTTTTACGTGCTTCAAGATTAGAAAGTGATGTACGGCCACCATATACACCATTTTGGTTAGAGATGTATGGGTTGACTAACACTTGATAATTTGTATCACTTGATTCTGTTTCAAGGAATGCAGGTTCTTCAGCACCATTTTGTGTTGAAACCGTTCTGTAAGAATCGATTGAACCAGCATATTTTGAGTCAATCACAAATGTAAGCTTGCGAGGATCATCATTACCAAACGTCTTGCGAAGTTTGTATGTATTAACAAGAAGATGATCACTGAACTCCTGTGAGTCAATAATATAAGACGTTGTTTGTGTCTCAAGGATTCTTGAGATTGAATTAACGTTTGAATTTGCACTTGATGATAGAGAGAATGTTAATACACTCTCAGGGATAACCGTAAAGTTTTGACCAACACCAGATTGTGTTACTGTATAAGCATACGTAATCTTATTATAATCATTGACAAGATTGTCTGTGTCAATGTTATCACCAAGTGCAATGTAGTAACCATTGTATTGTGGGTCAATTACAGTCTGTGCTTTGTTAACGATAAGCAAACCAGCAGAAGAAAGATCTTGAAGGGTTGTAAATGTTGCACGTGGGGTTGCTGACCACTCAAAGAGAGAACCATTTATAAGTGATTGATATTGGTCCTCATTTAGAGCAAACTGAGTTGGTTTACCAACAAAATATACACCACCACTAAGATCAAATGTATTTGTGAATGAACCTTCTGTGTTAAATGCAGAAGCCGGAAACGCTAACACTGTATATTGTGACCCAAAACCAACCCCAGCACCTGAACCATATGGTAATCTGTTGCAATAAATTGTAGCTGGTGAATTAAGAGCACCTTTTACTGTGTGGTAGAAGTATCTTTCTGCAGCATTTTTTGGTGTTCCATAGACCGATTCAAAATCTGCTACTGATGTGATTTGAAGAACTTCATCTGTTGGGCCTTCATCTGCATAACCCATTGTGTAGATTTTTGTACCTGCTGGTGGTGAAATTCTTTGAGAAAGGTCAGTTTCAAGAATCTCTACGCCTGGAGATTCAATTGTTCTTGTAATTCTTGTAAATGCCATATGAGATATTTAATGAAATCCAGGTATATTTTTGCTTATATACTTATTTTATTGATATGGAGCTGGGAATATACAAAAGTAAACGAACATTCAGCTTCGTTTCCATCTCTATAATCCCAAATAATACCACCAAGACTTGTTGGGAATGCTTTTGTATAGGTAAATTCAATTACATTTTGATCAAATTCATCTTTTGCAATAATTGTTAGATCGGCTTGATACTCATCAAATAAGTCTTCTGGAATTAGTTGTCTAACATCTGGTAATCCCTGAACTTGGTCATGCATTAGGTTCAGCCATTGATATATAACCCAATAGTTATTAAATCTGTTATCAATAGTGAACTTTACAGTAACAGGTGGGTAGGAATTTTTACCATGAGACGAATTATACAGCGTTGATCCAGCGTATCTTATTTCTACTCCTGGTACTTCTATATCTGGAGTTGTTGTCCCCCAGATAGAAAACTGAAGTGAATCACTTATAATGTTTAAGTTACTATTAACATTCTTTGTATCAATCTTTTTAAGTGCACTTGGTAGATTAACAGATAAAATGAATTTATCTTTACGCTGTTTATTAAGAATTGACTGCTGTACTTGAGACATATTAGTATTTAATGTTAGAACCCAAGAGGTCTCCAGCCAAGAGAATGTAGTTCATTTTCATCGATATCATATTCATTACCAAATCCAAATATAACAGGGGCAAGAGATGTATCTATGGACTCAAGAGCTTCTGGTGTATATATTGAATGTGGATTTACATAATCAGTTAGTCCCCAATCAGTGGTTGATATTTTTTTAGGTCTCCCATTATCATCCCTTTCTTCTACATCAAAATATTGAGAACAGATTTCATCATATAAAGCCATCAAGCACCACATCATTGATGTTACTCTATCATCATGGAAACCATCTTTAGCACTCCACATTCCATTAGGTTTGCGTGTAAATTCTTTAAGCTCTTTAAGTGTGTCTATATCATTCAATCTAACACATTTAAGTTCGTTCATCCAATATCTCATATTTTGGACTGCTTTTGGTTTTGTATTAGAATGAGCAATCATGCCAATTTGCTGAGCTCTTTTAGCAAGCTGGCCACCCCATGAGACAACATTTTCATATCCTAATTGCAATTTAAATCTATCAGCAACTTGAGCTCCCACACCATTTCTCTCAATAAAGACTATTGGTCGCCCCCATTGGTTTAATATTTCAAACGCCTTTGTTGTATATTCGTAGACAGAAATTCTATTATTGTGGTATACAGCACACTGCGTAATATCTTGAAGATCTGTAATATCAAATATTTGTATAACAGACGCATCTTTTCCAATACCTTCTGCAGTATCAATACCAGCGCAATATATTCTACCTTCTCTAAAAGGCTCAAAAATTCTTAAAGCACCATCCTCAAGAACATACTTTGGGTCTTTACAACCTTCTTTTAGCTTGTCAAACAATTCATGATCAACAGCTCCATCACCAAAATCGAGAAAAATCCCTTGATATTCTTGCAACCACCCTTCATAACCAACCGCTTGAATGGTTTTACGTTTAAATTCTTCATCTCGACCAGGTGGTTCATTCCAAAGAACTTCATCATATCCGAATCCATTTTCTTTATTAACTGCCCCTACCCATAACTTATGAAATAGGTTACCTGTGCCATTTGGTGTTGATGCAACTAATATTTTTGATTTTTTAGCTGAAGAAATTGTTGGGAATACAGATCTCCAGAAATCTTCTAAGATAGATGGTGGGTCAACGAAAGCTAACTCATCCAAAATTAAAAGTGATATGGACATCCCTCGAGCTGCTGATCCAGTTGTTGTTGAAATACTTACTTCAGATCCATTAGCTAATTTCATTGATGTTGCTCCATATGCTCCGTCAATACCCGGCTTGAGCCAATTTGGGAGTTCCTCATATGCAAGTTTTACACGTTTAAAAATTTCAATAGCTGTTGCTTCTTTGTTAGCGATAATAACAATTCGTTTATCACTATTAAAGCAAGCATGGTGTAGTGCACATATAGTATATAATGTGGTGTTGTGTGTGGGTATTAAAGTTTTGCCACATAAGAATAAATTATCCGAAGAGTCTACGGTTATACATCTAACTGGTACACTATCAACTAACCTCACACACTTAATATAATGCCAATGATTTCTTAATTCTGAGGAGGGTTGTTCAACAACATTTTCCTTTATTCTCGATGTTTTAAATGATAAAGTTGCTAACATCTCTCTTGCAGTAAATGTGACAATGCCACACATACTACATTCTTTTCCATATAATTTTGGAATCATTGTTTTATATGTTGTTTTATATCCCAATGACTCAATTAATTCTTTAACTTGAATTGTAAGGTTTATATTTGTGTTGTAAAATTGAATTATACCTTTTGGGCTAACATATCCATCGCTGTCAATTAGCCCCTTAAGTAACTCAACTCTTTGCTCTCTTGAAGCTCTTAGATATTCTTTTGGAATGTGTTTATTGTTTAATAGTCCTTCTTTTTTAAGAGTCATTGTTAGAGATAATCCCCCGTCTTTGGAATTAAGCTTTACAGAAGCAACACCGTTTCCCGTTTTACTGTAATATTTGGTAATAATATTAAACTGGTTATTATACTTCTCAAGATTTGAAATTATTTCTTTATAGTCTCTTTTACCAACAGTAATAGTACCACTAGAACAATTACCATCACCCAACCACAGGCCAAGAAGATATGGATCAATAGGGAGGTCTGCCCTATCGCATGTCAATCCAATTACACATGAAGGTATTCTATGATTTGGTTCTTTACTTTTATATGCATTTAGGGTTTCAAATATTTCTTTTGTGGTTCGAACACCACCAGGTCTTTTATTTTCTCTATCATTTCTTGTTTGTGTAAACCAGTTATGTTCAGAATCAGCAATTATTTTCTCTCCATTATCAAACTCTACTTCATAACAAACCCTACTATACATTACGTCATGAGCTTTTACAACCTTACAATGTCTACCATCTCTGCCAAAAATAACATCTCCATCTTTTAATTCCCCCATTGTTGTCCAACCAGTCGGTGTGGGTATTGGTGTGTCTAGTGCAAGAGCTTTACCGATCTGTCTCGGAGATAGTAGTATAAAAAATCTATCTTCCATAATTTTCCTAAGAACTCTCTTTTGGTAATTATGAAGAGGTATTCTAATACGGCCTTCATCTGGATGAACAATGTAAAAGTAATTCTCTGCAAAATGCAGCATGTTATCTTTACATTTTAATAACTCTTTTGCACGAAATTCATCATATTCATGTTGTGCAAAAGCAGTAGGAAGGTTTGGATTTCCAAGATAACTATCTTTTCTTTTACGATCAGCCATAAATTTAGTTAGTCAACGGACTAAATATCCTTTGTGAATAAAAACGATTCAGTTAAACTTGGTGATATTTATGGTAACATTTTACGTAAAGTAAAAACAAAGCCTTTCATGGAATCTAAAGAACAAGATCTTCCAAAAGAAGGTAAAGGTGGCAAAAAAACAATGCCTCTTGCAAAACAGGGTGGACCTGAAGACGTTGATGATATCGAAGAAATTAACATTGATGCAAGTAAAATTTCCAAAAAAGAAAACACAAACAAAGATAATCTTGGGGGTGATACAGAAAAAATTAATAAAGAAGCTATAAATAAGGTTATGAGTAAATCTATTTTTGACAAACTTTACCTCGAAATGATGGGTGGTTCAATGGGTCCTGAATCTGAAGAACTTTCTGAACTCGGTATTGATGCTGGTGGTGAAGGTGATGATCTTGATCTTGGCATGGGTGACGATGAAGGAGCTGGTGACGAAGTAACCATTACAATGCCACGTGATGTTGCTAAGCAATTGTGTGATCTTCTTTCTGCTGTTGTTGCAGAAGAGCCAGTAGAAGACGAGCTTGGTGGTGAAGGCGATGAATTTGGTGGTGAAGAAGGTGAAGGTGATGATTTCTCCTTCGACGAAGACGAAGAAGGTGAAGTAAAAGGACATGCTGGTAAAGGGAAAGTACCTTTTACTGGTAAAGGTGAAAACAAAGTAGGTGGGGATCTTGGTAAGACCGCTGGTGGGTCTGCGGACGGTAAATATACAGTCGGAGATGGTAAGCCATCAGAACATGGTCATCCAATGAAGGGTGCTAAAGTTCCTGGTGAACTTACAGGGAAGTCAAACAAAGTGAGTGCTTCAAAGGTTAATAACCCAGGAGCAAATCTATTCGGTAACTAAACAAACAGAGCAAAAGTTAAGAACAAAGAAAGGAGAGGCAACTCTCCTTTCTTTTTGTCTATAGGAAGCTTAAATAATATCAATGGATAATTTCCAAACATTTTACAGGGCTCAGAATCCAATGAATGGTGGTTCTATAACAAAACCAACACCTCGAAAGTCTCTAACAATGTCAATGGGTAATAAACATCAAAATATTATCCAAAAAGATAGAAAAGTAATAGGTCAACGCGAACATCCTGATGTTGAGCAGTTCATTAAAATGAATCTACAGAAAAAAGACATTACAAACACAATAAATGATATTGTTAAACTATATGGGTTAGGTGTAATCAATCCTGGAGAGGAAAGAAGCATTAATTCAAATTCTCCTGTTAAAATTCGTAATGAAAATGGGAGATATTTTCTGACAAGATGAGCTCTGAATGTAAGCAATTAGATTGTCAAGTATTTGTTGGTATATCAGATCCAAATTGCTCTGTATATAATAGAGACAATTTTCAAGCTGAGCAAATTATATACCAATCTGCTTATAAAGATCTCATTAATCAATTCGGTATAAACATTAGATATTTTGTTAATACATTTAATTTAACATCTGGGGACGTATTTTTTGGTGAACAACCCTATAAAAAATACGGGGACCCTGTTGAGATGCGCATGTATGCAGAGGTTTCAGATAATGCTATAACACTTCAGCGTTTTGGCTTTGTATCTGATGATGAATTCACGGGATATATTGACATATCAACGTTTACAACAACATTTTCAACCCTAAATTACCATATTCCAAACGGTCAACGTATTGAACCAAAATCTGGTGATGTTATTGAGTTAACAGATTTTGGTTATTGCCGTCCAGGTTCCCGAGGTCCTCGTTTATATGAGATAACCGAACGGGTAGATCAGGATTTTAACTCTATTAACCCCGCAATGGGAACATACGTGTGGCGTATTAGAGGAAAGCGTTTTGCATATTCATTCGAGCCTGGCTTATCAGCTGAAGGTGGTACTAACCCTCCTGTATATGATAATACATTCTCCGGTGTTGTATCTTCTACACAGCAAGACCCATCACCTGATAAGAATTACCCATATGATGTTAATGAAGATAGTAGAGATAATGTCTACGATCAAACAGTTAATGATACATCAATTTATGGTGGTTATTATTAATTAGGAAAATTGTAATAATATAGAATGGCTGATGATGAGTCTTTAAAAATACCCTTTACTGTAATAAAAGTTGTGGAAGCCCACCCAGACTGGGATGATTGGTATGGGTCTAGGGAATATGAGATTTTACATTTTGATAATAAAGAGAAAGCTGATAAAGAAGCTAAACGATTAGGTAGTTCGTATGGAGACGAAACTCACCGTTCATATTATCATTATGTGCGAACCAATAGTAACTGTTAATGATTAGATTCGAGGAAAAAGAACACAAATATATTTGGGAACCAACAGGTGAACGATATATTAGTGTTTCACAGCTACTATCAAAGTATAAAAAACCTTTTGATAAAGAAGGGCATGCTAAACGTGTTGCAAAACGTGATGGTTTGACACCTGCACAGGTAATCCAAGGTTGGCAAGATATTGCTGATATAGCAACTACTAAAGGGAAAAAAATACACAAACTTCTTGAGGACTATGTAAGACATAATCTGAAAGATAGTGAGTATGGGTGGTTATATAAACAATTCGACATCAATATCTTAAATGATTATACGCAAATAACAGCTGAAAAGATATTATGGGATTGTAAGAATAAACTTGCTGGTACGTCTGATCTTGTAGTTGATTTTGACGATACCTTCTCTATAATAGACTTTAAGACAAACAAGCAATTCAGAACATGGAACAAGTACAATGAATATCTTCTATACCCTGTTGATTATCTTCAGCATTGTGAATATAACGACTATTGCTTGCAGCTTTCGCTTTATGCTTACATGTATGAAAAGCTTTCTTTTAAGAAATGCAAGAATATTCAGATTTTCTATATTAATGAGGAAAATATATATAATTACAATATGCCTTACATGAAATTAGAGGTAGTGTCTATTCTAAAACATAACAGAGAACAAAAATGATTGGGTCTGACCAACTAAAAAAACTGATGGCCAGTGATTTCTGGAATTATATTTCCGAAATTAACTGGGGTGATGGTGTTAAATCAGCTAGTGAAATTAAAAAAGCTGGGTTAAAAAACCTACCTCCATATAAAGCAAAGCTCTATAAAGAATTGTGTATGTCTTACGCAAAAGAGTTGAGTGATAAAATTTATGAGAGTGGAATTACCCGGCACTACCCAAATTGGAATGTATATGCTGCATGCCATGAAGTAATTGGATACGGGAAACGAGAATATGACAATACATTTAATAACCCATCAGAAATCACCAGGGTTCTTGAGAGTGTAGAGTTCATTGAAAACGACAATCTATTCATTAATTGCCTTCCAACTGAGGATGATTACTACTCTCATGTATAATGACCAAAATTATTGTAAAACCTACGTATTTTGCAAGGAAACATTTTAGTTTTGTAGATTTTGACATACTTTCTGATGTTATGACAATGATTTATAACATCAAACTTAATAAGACACCGAAAAAGAGAAAAACTATTACAATAGCACTTCATCTATCAAAAAAGATCAATTGCTACAAGTGGGATACAAATTCCATCTATCTGTATGAAAGAGATTATAGAAATCCTTTAGCATCATTTTTTGCTCGGTTTTTACATGAGTTCAGGCATTGGTATCAGTGCAAAATCATGAAAATATCGTTTGACGAAAATTACGACTCATCTGGAATGGCTTACTACCGTTGTCCGATTGAGAAAGATGCTAGATATTTTGGTGATAATATTACAAGTGCTGCTCTACAAATGTACAAAAAGGCTGTTGTAGTAAAAAAGCTAATTAACAGTACCAAAAACGTTGATCATGGCTTTAAATAAGCCATGTAATGAATAAATCACATATTAAAAGAGATATTGCTTCTTGCGTCGAAAGTATTGATATTGCTTTTGAGGAGTTAGAAAATATCATTGAAGATATAAATGATACAGAATTATATGAGACCACTCTACATTGGATAGATAAAGCTCAATCTATTATCGAAAATGGGGTTGATCAAACATTAACACAATTAGATAATATTGACTAATGGATGACAACCTTTCAAAGGTAAAGACAAGTGCTGAGTTAATTGCAGAAGTTCTTACCTTTGAAAGGTTGTCCATTCCTGGTCAGCTCGCTCTCGAACAAAGTCTCAAAATTCTTGAGGAATTAATAGGAAAGTACAAACAGGAGAAAAGTTAAAAAGTACAAAAATTCCAAAGGAAAAACCGTATAATTGAAGAAAGAAACAATACTTCAATTATAATGAGATCCACATCAAATACGATTACAAAACTTACCAAAGTTTCAGATATTGAAATCCCAGATCGGTTTTTCAATAGGATGAAAACGGGAATTGAAAAAATTGATGAGCTGTTTGGGAGCGGTATTCTTCCTGGATTGTCTTTCACACTTACAGGTGTTGCAGGTGCTGGTAAATCTAGTGCACTTCTTCAGATCCTTAACTCTCTTGCACTTCAGGGAAAACGAGTTGCTTATCTTACTGGAGAAGAAGATCTTCGGCAGGTAGCATTCAACTGTCGTCGACTTGGTGTTGAAGATGTGCTGCTTTCTAACGAAACAGACATCAACAAGATCAAAGACATCTGCCGGGAGTCAGATATCGTAATCATTGACTCATTTCCATGTATTACACTCGATGAAGATCTCCCAAAAGAGAAAAGGGAAAAGAAAATTGTTGATAAAATCATTGATTATTGTGAGCAATTTGAATGTGCTATTGGGGTGATTCTTCACCTTACAAAATCTGGTCAATACAAAGGTTCAACGTATATTACACACGCTGTTGGTGCTAACTTTCAAATTGAGTTGGATCCAGATCTCGAGGAATACCGGATGATTGGTTCGTCAAAGAATCGTTATGGTCCAACGAAGCAGTTTTCGTTTTTGTTCGGCCACCGTGGGTTTGAGTTTGATGTTACGCGTGAAATCGTAAATGTGAAATCAAAGTCTGCAATGAGTGACGAACAAATCAATAACATACTCAAAATGACCGAGTCACCGTTCATCACCAAAGAGAGAGTAATCAGAGAATTGAATGTCACTTCTTCGAAAGCTTATACTTTGATCAAAGGTCTTAGTGATTCTGGAAAGATCAAAAAGCATGGGCGAGGAGATGCAGCATTTTGGACAGTTGAAGAATAATAGTGTTGTAAAAGCGCACACCAAGGTAGATGATGTTTCTGGTAAAAAACCCAACATCATCTACCTTCATCGCTTCTAAGAAAATATCATCACACTCCTTACGTGTTCGCTTATTTTCTACAATAAGATAATCGTGTATAATTGCTGCTTTTCCATATGAACCTGTCGGTGGAAATATAAACCATAGTAGCCGGGGAATTGATGCTAAATCTGTAGTAAAACCTGTTGGTACAACAATAATATCATCAGATGGAAATTGACCAACATGATATTCAAAATCTTTCAACAGCTCAAACGTATTCGCTTTGATAAACAAAAGAGATACTGGTTGTTTGAATATTGATGTCATTTTGTTACTTTCATCTGTCTTGGTGCGGGTTTGGTTGTCGAGGTAGAGCGTGGTCATTGGCATGCGATCTTAAAGCTAAACGCGGCCGCGTGTTCTACGCGTCGGCTCAGTGGTGAACTAAGAGCAGAGGAAAATATAGCAATGACCCCAACATCCCCATTTAAGTTTCCACCACCCACCCCTGGATTATATGCTCCAATCGAAAATCCATCCGCACCTCTTAATGATGTGCTAGTGGTCATTGTCTTGCTTGAAGAGGAACCGCCATCGACTCTTGCATCATATGATGTTGATGTGCGACTTATCCGCCCAATTATATATCTTCCTGTCGAGTTTGCTACTCCGAAAGCGTCTCCGAATTGACTCGCTCCAAACGAATCATCTCCAATATTAGAATCATCTCCAAACAGGACAAAAACCGAAGCTCCAATTGATGCTGCTCCGTAATGAAAAACAGCCCCGTATTGACCGCCTGACAATGTGCGGGTTTCTTTTGCCACGACTATTGTTGTAAAATCGCCAGTCGGAAATCCTGTATCAGATCGCAACAATCGATCATTTGAACCGTCAAACCGAACAACGCTAGAGCCTCCAGATTGCGCTGCCTTGAACAAGGGTCTTGATCCACTGCTTGACTGCGTAACGTCATAATTATTGTTTGTCCGATCCTCCCAAGTCGCCACTGAATCGCCATCACTCAGTCCGGTAATAAACCGCGAGTCCAGAGCTAACACAGCGCCAGCGTGCCCAGGATTGAAATGACGAGCTCGTCTATGCATTTACTTACTTAATATTTCAGTTTTGCGTTCTGGTGTTAGAATACCAACACCAACAAGCCCATCTAAACCAGCTTGTACACGAACATCATCGCTCCAAACCTCTCCAGGCCAAACAAGAAGCTGCCGATCAAGAAGTCTGATATCGGGAATAGTAGAGTCCATAATTGCAATTTGTTCTGCACTCGTAAATTCATTCCAAAATTCAGCTTTTGTCGGCCAGACTTTGCGTGTTTTTGCCGTAATTTCTTCTGCCGTAAGATCAATAATTACCCATCCTGTAGAACCCCATTCTACTCTTTGTGTTTCCGGATCATGTGGCGGTTGTTCAGGAACAAGTTGATAGATTTCAGCTTTTGGATTGTTTACCGAAATCCAAAGCTCCATTGTTGAATCTTCGATATCAACTCTGTTGAATGTGGTTGTGTTGTAATATTTTTTCGTCATAAATGTATTTATTAGTTACAGGGGACTTTAAATGAAAATGCTGTAGCATGTTCTAGTCTCTTTCTTTGAGAGTTTGTAAGTTTTTTGGGTAAAAATGTTGCATTCATTAGATGTCCATATAAGAAATATGTATTTCCTGCGGGACCGATAGTTTGAGCCCCAGACCAACTAACAACATTGGAGACTTTAGAATAAAACAACGTTCCGTCGATAAAAAAATAACCCAATCATTTGTTGCGGAATGTTGATAGACAACACGGGTCGTCGTGAAAGATAATGAAGGGTCCCCCGCATTAGAGCGGACAGTTGAGCCAAAATCATCATAAATGTTTCCGTCTGTCCATGGAAACACATTTAATGCTGCTGCTGTTCCAAAATCACCAAAAACTGGCCCCGCTTTAGTCGCACTAGCGGGCGGGTCCGTGTCAAGTTTAAAACAAAATACAACTGAACCATCCGGAGTTCCGCTTATTATACTGGATGCAAAATCTAAATGATCCGTTGCTCCATCGAATTGTAATGCAGGACAACCCCCTTGGTATGCAGTCTGAAAAAGTGGTCTATCATTAGCAGTCCCTTGGGTGGCATCGTTGTTTGAACTAGACCTATCCTCCCATGTTGTTACAGGATCAGTGTTACTCAAGCCCGTTATAAACCGAGAATCAAGTGCAAGAGTCGCGCCCGCATGTCCAGGATTGAAATGTCTCACTCTTCTACCCATAAAATATTATGATGCTTTCTCAATCATCACACCTTCCAAATAAGCGGTTGCAGCCATATCATCAGCACCATCGCTGTTTGCCAAACGAGATATTTTCAATACTGTTCGTTTACCTGCTCCAATTGTTCCTGCGGGTGTAATTCCACTCGTTGCCCCTGATTGTCTAACTGTATTCGCTGATCCTGCGGCATCAGTAACAGTTTGTGCCGTTCCAAGAGCAAGATCAGTAGAATCACCATCAGAAAATGTTCGCATTGCTGCACTCCAAACAACCGATCCGGTTCCTGTTGTTGCTGTCCAAAAGAATGACACTTTTGCAGTATTCCATCCCGAAGGCCAATTAAACCAAAACATCGCACTACTATCAACAGTATCTGCAAATGTTAGAAAATCTCTGTTAATATCATTTGTAGCTGTCTCTTGTGAATCAACACCACATCCATTCGTTGTTGTTGGAATAAAGTCAGAAGCATCTGCTCTAAACACTGTTCCACCGATTCCTGACCCACCATTTCCACCACCATTATACACAATTTCGATTCCGATTAATTCAGCATCAGCCGCTAATGTATCAATAGTTGGATCACGAAAGACTGTAAATTGCACTCGCTCATTTGCAAGAGGTGTTCCGGCAATTGTTACAGAAGATGTATAGTCTGTGACATGCTCATCTCCAGATAAAATATATGTATCTGTTACTGTTTGTGCTGTTCCTGCATCAAGATCAATGGAATCATTGTCTGTCAATGATACTCCTTTAATGCCCCATGCAACTGTTCCTGTTGAGGCTGTAAATGCAGTCCAATGAAACTTCGCAGTGATAGTTCCAAGATTATAGTTGTCAGGCATTACAACAGTGAAATCACCATATTCAGCATTCACAGAATCGAATACACATGTATCATAATTTTGATCATATGTATCTGTTTCTCTTGAATTGACTCCGCATCCGTTAGTTGTTTTTGGAACTAGTTGTGCAGCAGGAATCCATAAGTTTGATGACCCGGGTATAGATGATCCACTACCACCTATTTCAACTTCTGTCCCAACATCATCCTTATAATATAACTTACTATCAGTCTTAGCATAGACTGCAACTAATCCTGATGAAGGGGTTGGGACCGATGCAACTTCGGTAAAAAGAGATTCGCGATAAAAATGTGAGTCAGCCATAAAAATTAATTAAGTTCCGTAAGCAAGTTCTGGTCCCCATAAAGATGCGTACCAACGCCATGTTTCTGAGGCTATACCAGTGACCTCAATTTTAAGAGCATCGTTAGTGTCATCCTCAGTGATACTGATAGATGTACCATTTGGTTCATCAGACCCAAGTATTGTAACACCACCAACAAGAGATGTTGTTCCAGAAACATTTTTAATAGTCACTTGACGTGAATATCTCGCAACAGTACTACCATCCGATTTTATTCCAACAATCTGTATGTGAAAACTGGATACCCGTCCTGATGTAATGGTTAGTTTTTCCCCGAGAGCGTCTAAAACGGTCATTGCCGTTGGGGTGTTGTTAGTTGTAACTTGTGATGCTAACCAGAAAACAGTTTGATGATTTCCCCATCTAACCCCATACCCAGAATGAACTATCATGTTTGTCCGGGCACCACCATATTCACCTAAAGCAATTGAGCTGCGACCACCAGCCCCAGAATTAGAACCAACAGCAAAAGAATTTTCCCCAGACGCAATACCACCAACTAATGCCGCTGCTCCTGACCCAGATGCATTGGATGTCGGCCCTAAAGCCACACTGCTTGCCCCCGATGCAACGTTACCAAAACCTATTGCTGTAGCATTCTCCCCTGTTGGTCGGTTATATCGACCAGCCGCAAAAGAATAATTACCTCCTGCTACCTCAATAGCATTACTTTTAACAATCTGTAAATCTACAGCATATTGCCCTCTTTTATTTCCACCTGTCGATGTCCCATCTGGTTCAGGACCAACAATAAACGCTCCTGTTCCCTTCGGTGTTAAAACTAAATCAACGTTTGTTGATCCACCAGTAACTTCTAACTGCTCTGCATTTATTGTGTCATTTGGTGCTGATGTATGAAGTGTCTCTGTTATATTCGATAAACCACCTCCACCTAAATCGGCAACACTTTGAACGGTTGCTTTTTTTGATATGCCGCTATCACTGATCCAAATTTCTTCGGACCCTGTTAAGGATGAAAGAGACGGAGTATCCGTCATTTCACTCATTCTGATATTAGCTTTACCAAGTGCCATATAACTTATTTATACGGTATAGTCTTATATCAACGCACTAAAATATAATCCCATGCAGCATCAATTTGTTCTGGTGTTAGAGGAGGCGTCATTAATGACCCAATTAGATTAACAAGATGGTGATCTCTTGGAACTCGAACGGCTTTATTCCAGCGGGACAATGCTTTTTTACGCTCGACTCCAGCCGGAAATGCATTGTTGATAATTTGTGGAACATTGTCGGGGTCTAATCCATTATCATACATCCAATCATGGATTTGATACATTTCTGCTTCGGGATATAACACCAAACGAGATGATCTTTTTAGGAGAAACGCATCTCTTTGAGCTAATTGCTTAATAAGCCATTGTGGTTTTGGTTTTGCGGTTAATACTTCTGGTTCTGGCTCAGCAAAAACATTACCACTATTACGATCATCTTCTTCCCATGCGGTTTTACGTTGTAACCACGATAATCTATCTTCTTCTCTTTTAGAAACATGTCCTAATTGAACCTCATCCCAATCCAACTGCACTAAAGATTTTTCACTACTTAATCCAAGTCTCGTGTTATACTCATCAAACGTTTCATATTGTCGCGCATTTTGCTTACCAGCCAGTTCGCGGTCGCGGTTTGTCCAGGTCACAATGCCTGTGTAATAGTTCGCAGAATAGCCGATCTCGTCGTAAGCGTCGTCAATCAGTGAGGGCGGTGCATTGTGGTTGTGAGGGCTGATTTGCGTCTCGTTGCCCGCCTCATCCATCACGAACATTTCGGCGGTGCCGCTGACATCCTTGGAGTAAATTCGCGCACTGTTAGAAGACGGGGCTGATGGAGTGGAGACTTGATAAAATTCAAGCACGCCGCCTCCCGTGGACGAGTTCGTCACCCCCCCCCAGCACACCCGCCGCCTTGCGCTGTAGCCCAACGTCCTTGTCAATGTTCGAGTTTGGGTGACCTGTCCACGTCAACGTCATGTTGTCACCAAGAGTGAATAGATTACTGAATACCTGGACGAGGCCGCCCAGCCCCGCCTGCACCTTCGCCCGCTGAGATGCCACGCGGAGCCACACACAGCCCGCGCCCACCAGCAGCCAAAAGCACG